CTTGATGTTCAGTCGTTTCGTAAGCACCACCACGTTGATTGGCATTGACTCCACCTACAAACTTATTTTTACCGGTTTGTGCACGATTATTAACGTCTGGTTTATCTGCCGGATTGAAAATATAAGAAGACGAGACTGAACTATGTGCATTTTGGTAGGGTCGTAATGTACCTATCGTATTTTCCTTTCTAGATGGTCTTAATTCGTCTAACAAAGGAGCAATTACCGCACCAACTGCACCGCTAAAGGCACCAAAATAGGTTTCTTCTGTATCTCTATTATTGGCATATGATTTGGTAGATTTGCTTTGGAAATCTTCTTCAATACCAACTTGTTTTCCAGTGGCAGATGCAATACCATATGGGATTGCGCCTAAATCCATATGTTTGGAATCCATGTATTCACCCATTTGATAGGTTTCTGGCAATTGAGAGCCAGCCGCACCCGTATACGAGGTAGATGTATCAGGACGATTGACATGACGGTCCACAGGTATAGCGTGTAACGTGTGCCCTTTTTCCACTCCAGTGGTGGTAAAATAACGTTCGGGTCCAGTTTCCCATGTACGTTCCACTCTATTTTTTTCCATTTTGCCAATTCCTCCTAAAGCTTTTATTGTACTGCTTGCTGGACCTTCATGACCTAAAAGTCCAATTCCTCCGGCTCTCGGATTGTTGGCAGTACGGAGTTCATTGACGTTCTTGGGCATCCATTGGTCACGTATGGCCATACCGGAATTGTATCCTCCACTTCCTTCGGTTGAAGCGCCTAAACCTAATCCTGGGGCGACTTGTTGACTTTCAAAGGGTTTTGTATTGGCCATACGCATACTGGGATTGACCCTAGATTGATAAAAGTCGTTCTGATTGGGTGCGCCAAAGGCATGATGGTAATTGTCTCCAGGTGAAAACAATGGGGATTGTTCAGATTTAGTAATGAATTGTGTTCCAGACCCACTATAATTGTCTAAAACACCTTCGGTTGAATCGGCTTCCAATATGGTGGACCTGTTTTTTGCGCCAAAAAAAGGAGTCATGTTATTGTGCTGAAAGTATTCGCCTCCGACTTTTTGTCCAGTCATAGAAACAAAAGATTCAGTTGCAGACGATTGAGGGTATACTTGACCTTGGAAATATTTATCGGTATAAACGCTTGGAGTATCAAATTTATTGACGGTTGAGAGTTTGGAAGTTTGTTGAACTTCCGCCGATTCAATCGGATATTCCGAAGGATAATTTTGATTGGGAACATTGGTATTGGGTAATGCTTCAAACCCTTCTTGTGTTTCATTTTCTTGCTCCGCCTCATTATTTTTAGATTTAGATGCCATATATAATCCGCCTAATGCAATAATTGGTATAGCTAATTCCATTCCTATACTAAGGGGGAAGATTTCCCCCTTAAACCCCCTAACCATTTTTGTTGTTTGGTTTTGATTGTTTTTGTTTACTTTTATTGTTTGGTTGGTTTTTATTGTTTGATTGGTTTTATTGTTTGATTGGTTTTTATTGTTTGATTGGTTTTATTGTTTGGTTGGTCTGATTATTTTTCCAATACATATGGTTCAATACGTCTTGTAATTCGTGTAGAAATGTTGTTCAAAAACGGTTTTTCTAAATTGGCTTGTGGGTTTAACAATGGGGTTTCCCATTTAGATTGTTCTAAACCCCTATACATCCAAGCGGGATGACTTGCGCGAGACTCTTCTACATAAGGTTCCGATACGCCATAGTTCATCATTGGAGATGTCTCAGCATGATGTTTTTTATAGTCATTATGGTCAATGTCATCACGGGTTAAAGGACGGGTTAATCCCCTTAAATCGCTTTCTAAATGAATCGTATTGTTGTGTAAATTGGCACCCCATTGTTGTAGTCTTTGATGTGGGTCTTCATAAAAAGGCATGTTGTCTCCAGGCCCGGGTTTATTTAATTGATATCGTCCTTGAAAGGTTGAAATGTCTAATTGTTTTGAGATTCTTGCTGGGTCATCGTGAAAACGTGTAAATGACATATTATACATTATGCGACGAAAAAGAACATAAAAAATTAACAATACACCAATAAAATGACTAAAACACCAAGATTATGTCTCAATATGATTGTAAAAAACGAATCCAAAATCATAACGCGATTGTTGGACTCTGTATTGCCTCTCATTGATACGTATTGCATTTGCGATACAGGTTCCACCGACAATACAATTGAATGTATAGAATCATATTTCAAATCCAAAAACATCACGGGAAAACTCATATGCGAACCCTTTCAGAATTTTGAATACAATCGTTCGTTTGCGCTAAAGGCATGCGATGAAATAGAAGCCGATTATATTTTATTAATGGATGCCGATATGATATTGTCTCTCAATGAGACACCCGACGCAATAAAAAACAAATTAACCACACACGATTGTTTTTTCATGTTTCAAGGCAGCGAAGCCATGTACTATAAAAATACTCGTATAGTGAGAAACAAAGCCGGGTTTTCCTATAAAGGTGTCACCCATGAATATGTAGATTTGCCCCACAATGCAACCCAAAGTACATTGTCCAAAGACGACATATTTATTAGAGACATTGGGGACGGTGGAGCTAAGGCGGATAAATTTGAGCGTGATGTGAGACTATTGAAACAGGGATTAAAAGACGACCCGCAAAATGTGCGTTATATGTTTTATTTGGCCAATAGTTTAAAAGATTTAGCCGGAACACAAGCCCAACAAATGGACTCTCAATTGTATCAAATTCAAAACCAATGCGAAACATTGAAAAAACAATTGTCTGGTGAACCTACATGTTTAGGCATATTGAAAAATATGGAAGTATCACAAACGAGTTTGAAAAAACAGAAGAACGAGTTGTTTGAAAAGCATTTGAGAGAAGCCATTAATTGGTATATTCGTCGTATAGAAGCCGGTGGCTTTTGGGAAGAAGTGTGGTATAGTCATTACAATATTGGACATGCCTATTTTCATTTGAAAGACTTTGAGAGAGGAATCTATTATTTTCACAAGGCGTATGTATTGTATCCTCAACGTGTGGAAAATTTATACCATATAGTGAAATATTATCGTGAGCGTGGGCAAAATGCAATGGCGGTATATTATTATTTATTGGGTAAAAAAGCATTGTTTCAATTTCAGTCGCGGGATTATTTGTTTATAGAACGAGACATTTATGATTATAAATTGGATTATGAAATGACAATACTCGGATATTATGAGAATCCGGATAAGCTCAATATGCCTAAATTATGTATGAATGTATTGTGCCAATCCCGACCAGTTGACGAAACCATATACCGAAATGTTCTCTCAAACTATAAATTTTATAGTCAAGCCTTGTCCGTCATACAACACACTTCGCCCATAATTAAACAATTTTGCAATACACTAACCACGATTGGAACACGTATTTTTATTATGCCGGAATTCGTTTCATCTACTCCCTCGTATGTTGTATGTCCAACTGATGAAAATACAATATATGGTCTAGTTCGTTATGTCAATTATTCTATAAATGAAGATGGAAATTATGTACAAGGAGAGAAAATCCATACGATAAATGTATTGAGTGTATTGAAAAAAGATGCACATACGGGCAATTGGGGTGTAACCCAAGAAAAAATACTGAATTATGATTCTTCACATGACAATTATTATGTCGGTATAGAAGACGTTCGTTTGTTTTTCCATAGTGACGGCAAATTGTACTATAGTGGGAATCGTGGGTTGGCCAACAATACGATGGTAGTAGAACATGGACAAATTGATATGTCTATAGGTACTACTAGTATGTCTCAAATGTTAAAATTGGAAGGCCAAAATAGAATTGAAAAGAATTGGGTAATGTTTTCCAATGGCAATGACCCGAATCATGTCTATATGGTTTATAAATGGTATCCATTGACTATAGGTAAAATCGTGAATGATACGCTAAATGTAACCCATACAATCCATACTCCGTATTTGTTTAAAAATCTACGTGGTTCAACGAATGGAGTTGTAGTGGGAGATGAATTATGGTTTTTGTGTCATGTCGTGTCCTATGAAGAACGGCGTTATTATTATCATATGATGGTCATGTTGGATAAAAATACGTTTGCATTGAAACGTCATTCGGCGATGTTTACGTTTGAGCGAGAGAAGGTGGAATATTGTTTGTCAATGGAAATACGTGATGAATTTGTATTATTTGGATACAGTACGATGGACCGCAATACAAAATTTATGGCGGTAATAAAGAATTTTTTCAATTAATATTATATAAAATGCCTAAACTATTGGTAATATTTGATATAGACGAGACGTTAATTCATTTTGTGAACAAACGGGATTATAAGGTATGGGCGGAGGCGAGTCCAAAGAAACAAAAGCAATTGGATTATGTGGAGAAAAACAATCAAGTGCTTATGTTTAGACCGTATTTAAAAGAATTATTTGAATATTTTGTGAAAAACAAAGATAAAATCAATGTGGGTTTGTGGACGTATTCGGAACGAGAATATGCGGAAGATATTGGCGGTGGTATAATAAAGCATTTTGATTTGCCTAAGAATATGTTTTTGTTTCGTTATGGTTATGAAGATATGGAAGATGAGACATATCCTAAAGATTTGCGTTATGTATATCGTAATTTTCCAGAGCACAATACATTTAATACAATATTGGTGGACGATGCGTTTTCTAATATTAGTCATGCCATAAATAGTAAAAACAGTATATTGATAGCGCCATTTGCACCGTTTGGTTGGGAAAAGAAACGTGTGCCGACGACTTCGCCAATGATAAAAGAAGCAGTGAATGACAAATGTTTTCAAATGTTGGAGGGGATTTGCAAGAAAGTGGTATCGGATATAGAAGGCTGTGATTCTACGGACGTTAGAGATGCATTTACTACGGAAGGTGTGTTTGCGGCCAATCGTGTAAAACGGATGAAGTTGGACCAATATTATAAAAAGTTTGCCAAGAAAAGTTATTTGGATATGTTGTCGGTTGGAAAGCCATTGAAATCGGAAAGATATTCGGTTAAGAAAAGTAAAAAAACAAATAAAACATCAAAAGGTGGGACCCGCCGACGGCGAGCGAAGCGAGCCACCTACAATAATAAATAAATACAATACACAAATATAGATTATATACAAACTATATAGTCTATCTATATTGGATACAATAATAAAGCTATTGTAAGGGCTCGCTTCGCTTATATCAATGTTGTTCAATTATAACATCAGATTAAGGCTCGCTTCGCTCGCCTGCACCCAATACGCATACACTAGGAGGGGGGCATGGGGGAACCTAGGTTCCCCCACCACCAAACACGTTTTCTTCACCATAACGAATATATAAAAAACCATCACGGTCTTGGTATTGTTCGTATAGTTCAATTAATGGGGTGGAAGTCGGAGGAATTACACCATTCACAAATAAAAAAATAGCCTTTTCGGATGGCATTCGCAATCGCTTACGTATGACATATATGTATTGACCCATTGTCAAATCAGAAGGCACTAAATATTTGTTTTTATCAATCATAGGTAATTTTTTATTCATCCGTTCACATATTACTGGAACACGGTCCGGATATTTTTGCAATACACGTTTAGATTCTTTTAGTCTTTCTTCAAAATTGTGCTGAACTTTAAAATCCATATATATGATTTCATGGCATATACATTTCGCTCAACCGACGCTCAGGATGTTCAAAAACATTTCTTATATCTTGATTGATTTGTTCTTGTATTGCGCTATCAAACAATTTATGGTTTGAACCGAAAAGACGGCTTAATAGAGATTCCGTTCGTACAATACAGTCCATTCTTTCTTTTTCGGACATAATATTGTAGCGTTCGCACTGTGCGGCTAAAAAGAATGCCAAACCATTGTCTTCGTTGGATGTTTCTAAAAGACTATATTCTTTGCGGCACATTGGGCAACTTGGTTTTTCAAAAATATCAATTTTTGAAGACACGATTTCAAATGTGCAACAATCGCAACATTTGTGACCACATGAGGCGACAATGCAACTGTCGGCATCACGAGTTTCTAAACATATAGGGCATTCAAACTCACCTTGTGTTGATTTCTCATTATAAGAAACCATAATAGAACACGTTCTTGGAGAACTGCGAACTAAATCCTTGTAAATGCTCAATATTTGTTCCAAATGATGAAGGGTATCCATGTTGCTGTATAGTGGTTTATAGAGTGATTTATAGAGTGATTTTAATACGTGATTTATTTTGTAAAGGTGAGAGACTAACAAATATGAATAAAAATTCAACTTTTTCGTGGGGGAACCCTTGGGGGAACCCAGGTTCCCCCATACCCCCCTCCTGGGGTTTTGCTTTTGGGGATTTTCTGGTTTGTTGGCGTGTTTTGCGGCGAGCGAAGCGAGCCATACATAATAGCACAAAAAAAAGTAATAATTTTTATTTTATAGTTTGTCGGCAAGCGAAGCGAGCCATACATAACAGCACAATAAAAAAGTAATAATTTTATTTTATAGTTTGTCGGCGAGCGAAGCGAGCCATATACAGCAGCGCAATAAAAAAAAACAAATAAAAAACAACAAAAAACAACAAAAAACAATAAAACAAAACAGTAAAAGGTGGCTCGCTTCGCTCGCCAAACACTACACACACCATAAAAGGAGGGGTCTAAGGGGAACCTTGGTTCCCCTTGCGAAACGTAACCCGATGACCTTCTACTATACCATGATTGCGTATGGCTTCAATATGTTGTTTTGTTCCATAACCTTTGTGTTTGTCCATACCATATATTTCCGACAAAGACGGACGTTCTTTGCACAAATCCAAAATATAATTGTCCCGAGAGACTTTAGCCAAAATGGAGGCCGCCGCAATATGCGCAAACCGATTGTCACCACTTGTAAACGTTTGCCACGAAATACGACGATTTTTATAGTAATAAGGTGGGAAATCATTTCCATCCACACATAAGAAATAATCTTCTTTGTTTTCCTCTTTAGGTGCATTTTCCAACATTTCAATACATTTCCCCGCACATATATGCATCGCTTTCATTACCGATTCACGAATATTAATACGGTCAATTTCTTCGGCTTCTATAAACGCCACATGATACGCCAACGCTTCTTGTTTTATATATTCAAACGACGCTTGCAATTTTTTCGCCGACAATTTCTTGCTATCGCGAATTTCGGTCGTATCCATAGTTTTAGGTAAAACCACACCGGCTACATACACACGCCCAAACAGGGGACCACGGCCGGCTTCATCAATACCAATTTCATAACTATAGGCGGATTCATTATATAATTTGGGCAAGGGTTCCGGTTTTACGCGAGTACGCTTCGTTTTTTTCGGTTCCATTGTCTCAATGTTCATATTTACGATTGATTATATTATAGTCAATAAAGTTTTATTCAATTTTATTATACAAATATATACTATATATGGCATCAATACGTCTAAGTGGCTTGACAATATTTTTAATACTTTTAGCCGTAATTTTAGTAGGATATGTATTGCATCATACATGGGAAAATTTCACTTCTTGCAATAAAGAAGGATTTACATTGGACTATAAAGAAAGCACAATCGCATCGGACGCACTAAATGGTAAATATTCGCAAAACAGTAAGACAATCGCCAAATTGGCCGAAAAGTTGTATTATGACCCGGTTACACGCGTATTGATTGAGTATAAACCAGGAACAGAAGGGGCCGCAGACGTACTCAATATGAAACGTAAAGACGGGTATGACTATAATTATACGGTTGGTGACGTTAATTATGAGGTTACAAAACTTGGTAAAGGTGCAATTGGGAATACTAATTTAATTGAATCTTCTATAACACTTGAAACCATAAAAACTGCTTTAAAACTGACTGCTGAGACAACCGTCAACTTGGGACATGCCAAAGAATATTTTAAATTTCAAACGGGACCAACAGCCATTTACATGGCGGTTTACAATGGTGATAATGCATTGCCAACAACCGATAATGACCCGATAACCAATATGTATACGTATAGTGATGTTAATAGTACCGAAGTTTCTACTAGTGGCGTCTATCCAGACCCGCAGATTGATACAGAATCAGATACGGAAAGACAAATTTATAAACGTGTATTACAGTCACAAGGGGTCGCCGTATCGGAATTGGAGACAGGTGCACCTCCAAAAATATTTGGATGGAAGACACCGAATGGTCTAGCCGTAGTTTATTTACCTTTGTTTGTAAACGGCGCACAAACCAATACGGTATTTATTCATGTTATGGATACCATTCAAAAAACTCATTTAGGCACATATTATTTCCAAGGAAACCAAGTTGAAATGTATAACTATACAAGTAAAGCGATTTCTACTGATTCGTTTCCTACAGATACAAATGCGGTCGGTGCAAGCGAGTCGTCAACCGAATTTAGCGGAGATATTTCATCAATGCATTTGCCCAATAATGCAACTGGCGAAAAACTATATACGGATGTTTATCATGATTCGGCGAAAGGATTGGTATATTTTGCCGCCCGTGTAAACAATGATGCAATACGTTGCTACATAAAGATTGGGCCAGACTTTGTTCCAATCGTTGTGAAAAGTGAGACAAGCGCTGGTGTGACATCGGACGATTCTGTAGGCACAAATACGAGCGGAACATCCGGAACATCCGGAACAACCGGCACCATTACTGAACTTACGAATGCATTGAATTTGATTCAAACCATACAAAATACATTTGGGTCATCCGATAGTAATTATTTATTGAAAACAGAAGTGGTTCCACCAGTATGTCCGGCTTGTCCATCGTGCTCTAGCTCTAATGGAGTGTGCACAAACTGTGGAGGCAATGGAGGCAGTGGTACACAATCCAGCAATGGTTCATCTTCTATTGTAGAAAAAGCGGGTTCTGGGGCGACGAATTTGATTCGTGACGGGGCAGACGGAGCGACTAATTTGGCACGTGATGCGGCATCGGGTACGTATGAAGTTGGTAAAGAAGTAGTAACCGGTACCGGTAATGCGATTTCCAATACTGCATCCGGGGTGGGGCAATTCGCCAAAGATACGGGTTCGGGTGTGTATAATGCAGCCAAAGATACAGGTTCAGGGGTTGGTCAGTTTGCCAAAGATACGGGTTCTGGTATTGGACAATTTGCCAAAGATACGGGTTCGGGAGTGTATAATGCCGCCAAAGAGGTAGGTTCTGGTGCATATGGTGTGGCCCAAGACGTAACCAGTGGAACAATCGGATTAGGTCGTGAAATGGCAGGTGGGGTAGGCAATATGTTCAGTGGGCCAGGTGTAAATAATGGTGGTTATAATAATTCGTATGGAGGTCCTAGTTATGGATACAATAATGGTGGTTATAATCAAGGTGGTTATATGGCGCCTCAACAACCGGCCACTGCGGGACAAGACCCTTATAGTTATTATGGAGCGGTTCCACCAAGATATGGAGGATGTAACTATATGCCACGAACGGCGGATTTCAGTAATTTCGGGCGCTAAAGTGGGAACCCTTGGGGGAACCCAGGTTCCCCCATGCCCCCTCCTGGGGTGTGCGAGCGTAGCGAGCACATATAGTGGGTTTAATATGTATGCGAATAGGAGAGGTTTGTTTGGCTGTGCGATTAAGCGAGCACATTATAATGGGTTTGTATAGTGGTTGTAGGGGGCTCGCTTCGCTCGCACGCGTTTATTATTCAAATACGAACTATATAAATATTTCATTATAGTTATAATAAAATATGTCATATCAACAAGAATTAGATAATATTTTGGAGAGAAATGAAATAAAACAAGAAGTCGTCTCAATATTAAAAAATTTTGAACATATTTGTCATTTAAACACGTCTAAAAAAGGCATTTATATATATGGCAATCCAGGAACTGGAAAAACGCGTTTTGTAACTGACATTTTAAAATCATTGGATTATGATATTATTACTTATAATGCAGGAGATGTGAGAAACAAAGCCCTTTTTCAAACTATAGATAGTAATCACGTTTCCAATCGTAATGTATTGGACCTTATGAGACGCAAAGTGAAAAAAATAGCTATATTAATGGACGAAATTGACGGTATGAATAATGGCGACAAAGGTGGAATTGATGCATTAATTAAATTAATACGGCAAAAAAAGACAAAAAAGCAGAAAAACGAGAACACGACTATGAATCCTATTATTTGTATAGGCAATCACGAATCAGATAAAAAAATACGCGAATTAATGAAAGCATGCCATGTATTTGAATTGAAATTACCAACTTTTTCTCAAATGAATAATTTATTAACCTTGAAATTACCACCATACGCCAAATTCCACAATCATTTTCAAAAGTCAATAATCCAATACATTCAAGGCGATTTACGCAAAGTCAGTTTTCTCACCAATTTATGGGAAAAGAATCCAGATATGGTTACCCCTAGCGTATTGCAAAACATTTTCCATGTTAAAATATCCAACGAAGATGCCAAAAAAATCACATTGAAATTATTGCAAAAACACGTACCTATGAACGAACACAACATTTTCATGAACGAAACCGACCGTACCACCGTGGCTTTATTGTGGCACGAAAACATAGGCAATCAATTGTCTCAAGAACCTATAAATAAAGCCTTTCCGTTTTATTGTACTATATTGGACAATATGTGTTTTGCCGATTATATTAGTCGTATTACGTTTCAAAGCCAAATTTGGCAATTCAATGAAATGACTTCTCTCATTAAAACATTTTTTAATAATCAAATGTATCATCGCGATTTTTCGGCCAAACCAATTGCTTTAGAACAAATTGATTTTACTAAAGTATTGACCAAATATTCCACCGAATACAATAATCAACTCTTCTTACAGAGCCTTTGCCAACGCATGAATATGGACAAAAAGGATGTGGTGACATTCTTCCAAGAATTACGGACTATTTATGGCGAATTGTTTTATATGAATTCTGAAAAAATGGCCTCATTAGAACCGTATTTTCAAAAAGACGAAATGGACTTATTGGATATCAAACGTATGTATAGATTTTTAGACAAAAATGTCAAAAAAGAAGAATTACTAGACATTGAGAGTGATGGCATATCCATTTAACCATACTATAAAAACACACAAAATATATGATTATGTTATAGTCACATATATGAGTTATAGTCCGAACGATACACGGATGACATTACACGAATTAAATGACACTCCACCTGCGATAAGACGACGGCTTCATCCCACCCCACCGTCCAGACGTTCTAGAGCACGCAGCCCTTTTTCTGGTCGGCGTATTGTATTTAATACCCCACCACGTTCGTTGACCCCACAAGAATCGCTTATTCAGTCGCATTCGCTTATTCAAATGCCTAGCGCACCTTCTCGCGAATATACACCGCCCAATCACTTTTATAACAATCGTGATTTGCTTCCCACACGGTTGTCTTTTTCTAGTGAAAACACACCGGAATCTTTGTCGGGCAGTGTAATGTCGTTGCCTTCCATTGTAGACGATATATTTAATATGGAATACGAGCAACCTATACAAAAATACGATTACAATATGATAAACACAGATGAGGAAGATATTCCAGTTGTGTTTGTGTACAATAATATCATGAATGTATTGTCATTGTCGGCGTTGAAAGAATTGACAACCGACCCTACGTCTATTGTTTATGAATGCCGACGCGATGTTCCCAATGGTGCATTAGAAGTGCGCCAACCCGACGTATTGTTCAACGAACCCTATGTTCATCTTATACGATTCGGTCTCAGTACAGGAATAGATGGTTTGATTAAATTGTCAGAAGTCTCTAAATTAATACGGTCTATGCGCAAAAAGAAGACCAATACCAAGAAACGCAAAATGGGGTCCCCATTGAATACACCGGTCATTTACAAATTAGAAAAGACGAATAAATCAATAGACCGTATTGCGTCTAAGAACATGGTGTATTACCAAGACAATGTGTCTAGTTTTCATTGTCAGGCCGGAAATCCGCGAGATATATTTACGCTAAAGAAAGTAAAAAAGAAGGCCAAAACTGTAAAAAAGAAGGCCAATAGTAAAAAACAGAGGAAAACATAATTAATCACAATACAACAATTGGTATAGTTACATTGACTTCGGGCATTGTTTTAGATTGAGATTGCGATATGTTTTTATTTTCCGTCATTATATTTTCCGAGATTTCATTTTCTACAATCTCAATTTTGATATTTTGTGCAGAAGCCGGTTCGTGTTGTTGCATTTCATATTGTTTTTTTTCTTCTTTTAACTCTTTGAGTTCTTCTCTCATTCGTTCTACGAGACCTTCCAATACAACAATCTTCCTGGCACGATTGTCTAGTTCTTGGTAAGGCGGTTGTTTTTGAAGTTCTTGGAGTTTTTCTTTTAATACTCGGTTTTCTTCTTGTATTTGTTGCAATAATTTGGCGATTTCGGGAGGGCTTAATGCTCTAGGTTGTTCTCCGGGGCGATTAATCATAATTTGTCCTGGCATTTGTTGCTTCATTTTCTCTCGTTCTTTTTCCAATTCTTTCATTTGCTTTAATACGTCGGGTTTCATGATGGGGTCGCCATGATGATATTTTTCCAATTTTGAATCAATGTTATTTAGGAAAAAATCCTTGATGGGTTTCTCATAATCGTGTTTTATAAACATATCAACTGTTTTGTCCGACGGTTTAAACATTTGGTTGGGATTTTCCAATAATCTCCGTTTGTCAAATGTATTTTGTAAATGTGAAAATACCAATATGGTTTTCATTGGGTCTAATTGAACAAATGGAATACTATAGTTTTTGAGAAATTCTCGTTCTTCGGCCAATGATGCGTTTTCATTGTATTTGGTTTGATTTAGCAATTCTTTGCGAAAAGCAAATGTCCCGGCGGTGGCATGTTGAGGCCCATATGGCCCTCCTTGATACATTTTAGGCAAATGTTTGAAATACACGTATATTTCACTAGACCCCGCACACAATGCATTCGGATTCTTTTGTAACGTTTCAACCGCATGAGACACGCGTTCTGGTGGATAATAATCATCGTCGTCCATATAGACTAATATGGAGCCAGTGCATTTGCTATGTGTATAGTTACGTTTGGCACCGAGAGTCATTTTTTTGTCAATGCGAAAATATTTGAGTTGTGGAATATTGGCATTGGTGAAGACGTCTTCTACTTTGTCGGTTCCGTCGTCTACTACAATCCATTCCATACGGTCGCGTGGATAAGTTTGATTTAGGAAACATGTAATGGTGGTTTCTAAGAAAGGGCGTCTATTGAATGTAGGTGTACAAATGGATACAAGAGGAAGTTTTTTTTTATTATTTTTATTTCCCATATAAATAATTTAGAATTATAATTGTTTATATGTATTTCTAGTTGTTGGTTTTATTTAGGTTTATTTAGGGGTTTTCATTGTTTTGGGTTTGTTCAACTGGTTGTCCATCTAATGATACTCCTGTTTGTCCTTCTGGTTGTACTTCTGGTTGTACTTCTACATTATTGCTTTTTTCATTGTATTGCTTGTAATCAAATGTTTCGGATAAAGTTGTAACCGGATTAATTGGTTCCTCTGGCGTATCTGTATGGAGCCCTGTTGGGTCGCCTCTAATTTCCAAATCGGTATCTTCTGATTTGAACAATGAAGTGAAATATGTTGAGGCTAATAGCAACGTTGCGCTTATATTTACTATAGAAAATCCTAATCTCAAATTAAATATTTGTAAACCGGTTGGTGGTATTAATGCATGTAGTGTTTTGTAAAAGAAAAAGATGAGTAACATAAAAGTAGAAAAATATTGGTAAACAAATTTGTATAAAAATGAATCAAACCCGCCTAAAAATGTATAATCAGGCTTTTTACTTTTTGCAACCGCAGTATTTATTTCATTATTTGGAGAAAAGAATATATTATAAATATATCCTCCACCACTGAAAAACAATAACATGTATAATGTAAAAATCAATTGTGCAACCGGTGCAAATGTAACCGATATCAATAAATGTATAACAATATAAATAACATAAGCAATGCTTGACATGGCGAGTAATCCTTTTGAAAACATATTCAAGTTGGTAATGTATGCAATAAACCCAAATACAATAAACATATAAATCATAGGATTAGCTTTAAGGTCAAAAACTTCTAAAAACATTCTCGTTATTTTATCCATAAAAAATGAACAAAAGAATAATGAAAGACAATAAAACAATAAATAGCATATGGTAGGATAATTTTTGATAGGATGTACTACATATTTTCTTAGTACGTTATAAACAATAAAATGGAAAGTATTCGGTAAGAATACTAAAAATAATAGGAAAAACTTATATAGAAAATTATTAATGTCTTCATTGGGTGTTTTAACCAATATTTCTGCTTGTAAGGGTGGTTTCAAAATAACGATTCTATAAAATAATACGTTGGCAAAAATGATTGCCAAAAATATTTGACAAAATTCATAAGATGATTGTACGAGCCATTCCGTATCGTTTTTTTGGGATTTTTTATAGTCGCACATAGTGTCACATTCTTCATTGCGCATAAAATCAAGTTTTACAAAACGTTTGCAACACAATTTGATGAGGCCTGGGAAAAAATAAATAATCAATTCAAATAGTCTTTTCCATCCTTTTAATGTTTTTAAATCTGTTCCTTTAGTTGAATCCAAAGTATATCCCATATCTGCAAAGAATTGGTCTGTGTTTTCTTGTATTTCTTGCACTTTTTTTTCCATTTTTTTTTTCACTTCGGCTTTTTCTTCTTCCGAGAGAAGGCTAAATGTTGGGTCGTTGTTTATTGGAGGTTCGTCATTGTCAGTACATTTCGCTGCAAAACCTTCTTTTATGTTCTCTTTCGCTGGTTTTGTATTGTACAAAATGTCCATTTGAGACAAAGGTTCAATATTTTTAAAATTATTTTTTACTTTTTTCTTGAATATGGAGTCAAGCTTTTTAGCTGTATTGGATTCTTGAAAAGAACGTTTAAAATCATCCGACAATATATTTCCTTCAATTGTTGTTTCCATATTATAGTATATCTAATGGCTATAAAGAGATATTGGCGAGCGAAGCGAGCCAATCCCTGCAATAAAACTCTAACAATCATATGTAAGGATTGGAAAACTATGTTTTTATTTCAAAAATACAAACATAATGAGAGCTCACTTCCAACAATCAACCACACCACACCCAACCAAACATAATATACAAACATATTGGTGCTCGCTTCCAACCACCATGGGCTCGCTTCGCTCGCGCACACCCAACCAACACACACCCACAACCACTCGCTACCCCAACCACCAGGAGGGGGTAAGGGGGAACCTGGGTTCCCCCTAGCGAGCATACATCATTCCACAAGAACCTCCAATAAATGACAATACGTTATACCGTTCTTCAAACAATACCAAATTATAGGTATATTCGTATAGTCGCCAATTGGATTTATTTACCGCCACCATTTCACCATCTTCATTGCAAACCACTTGATAATTGGAATTCACGGTATCAATTTGAGGGACAAATGTTGAAAACTCCAATTCAATATTCTTAAATTTGCCTAAATTAATTGCACCAGAGGGTTGATAATTCTTCGGATTTGTGTCTAAACCGAATTGATACACATATAACCCCTCACGTGCATACCCATGCGTACGCGCATATTTCTCAATATAGTTAAACACACCACTCGGCAATGTATTTTCACGATATTTCCCGTCCAATACTATCCCCATAGATTCCATTATATCTTTATGGTTTTCTACATTGTAATTCCCACTAATGAAAAACCCCGTATTTGTACGTTTGCCATTAATACGCGGATGTACCAATAATATATCCGGCGCTACAGAAGCCTCACTCGGAATACGTCTATAAGGCCAATTGGTATAGTTGGACCATTCATTACGCATATTGACATCATTTCGTTGAAAATACCACATCCAATTGCATACCATACCTGTAGTCTCAATCTTCACTTTTTTAGACCCATACACATTATCAAATTTATGGGTAAATACTTCTTTGACTAAATAGATTTGGTCTTCTTGGGCAAACTGCCGTCTTTCTTCTTTCGCTAAAAAGGCATAAGTGGTCAATAAATGCACATCGGCATCCCATACATTAAACATATTTGTATAGGCGTCTGGGTCAGGGTCCCCATAATTTATCGGATAATTCCCCGATTCAGAAGGATATTCCCCGTTGTCATCCGTAGCCACATAAATGTGCTCTTTTTCAGGACCTTGCAAAAAACGATACATTTGGAAACGGTCTTGATTGAAATCCGGTTTTATGTATGGGTATTCATACGACCCTCCTTCACTGTCCACATCAAACATGTCTCTCACTTGAAATAAGTCTTGTATAGGACGTAACGTGACACTGATTTCTAATTCGTTGTATTGCAATGCAATCAATGGAAATGCGCATCGGCTATCTAAACTAAACCAAGTATTTAGCGGAATATAAAGATTGCGCCCCCGAATGGACGGTTCAATCCCCGCACTGCTAACATTGGTGGCATCATAAAACGCATTGGGATATACATTGGTGCGACCAAAGGCCGACGCGGGATTATTTATTTCGGGTACATTCCCGGTCATTTCGCGAAAGGCTTTTTTCTTTTCTTCGGTAAAATCGCGTTCTACCATGGCGCTTAAAAAGTCGCCGCTATAACGTGCCAATGTAAAGGAACCACATCGGATTTCAATTTCCTGAATCATTTGGGCACCTAAATCTTCAATCCATCGGAATTCGTATGGTACCCATTTATTGTTTGTGTTGTGCCCTTCATTGGAAATGCTGCCATCGGGCAATTGATATGGATTTATAGGTGGATATACGGGACTCCATATATTAGGCAATGTAAGAACTAAATAGGTGTCCATTAAAAGCTCGGCATATCGTGGGATTTTAAAAGTGAAATTAGAAGGTTCCGTCAAACGTAGTTCGCGAGACCCATTATAATCAATGCGGAATTTTTGCAATCCGAAGTTGGTATGTTTGGCATAAGTGGCGCGGAAAAACGTTTTAGTAGGTTCTCCGGTGAGAAATATATTGGCATTCCCGATCGCAATTAAATTTAATAATCCTCCTGCCATTTTAAGTACTATAAAATATATTTCTATTATATAATTTCTTGTTTAATATATAAATGCCAGATATCAAAAGAATATTATTTTTAATTGTTATTTTATTGTCTTTTTATGTATTGTATAAATTAGTCCGACGACGTAGCAATTTAATATCGGAATATGAGAAACCTGAGGAAGAAGGTTTCGTAGGTTCGTCGTCGTCTTCTGCACGCCCACGTATTAGCAATACATCCAATTTATCTTTTCCATTAAAAGAATACGTGTTCATGAGCTCTTGGAATAGTGCCTCCAATAGTACCGGGGTTGTGTCATTGGATACATTGGAAGAAACATTGACGAGAGGATATCGTTTTATTGATTTAGAAGTATATTCGGTGGAAAGCAAGCCGCAAGTGAGTTTTTCCACCCAACGTGCATACGAGGCCATGGAGTCTAACCCAATATTGTTTGTAGATGTATGCCGACGTATTATTACGAAAGCGTTTACGACGAAAAATGGTCAAGACCCATTGTTTTTACATTTGCGCATAAAATCGCGCAATCCGAAATTATTTGAAATGATGGCCGATATATTGAAAGTGGAATGCGAATCGCGGTTATACAACAAAAAAGTAACTCTGGATACGCCTTTGGAAAAAGTCAAAGGCCGATTAGTGATAGTCGTGGACCGTACGTATGTGCCTCATTTGGAAAGTTATGAATGTAGTGGAAAATGTACCAATGATTTTAAGAAAATGATTAATATGTATAGTGGTACCCCTGGTTTGGAATCCATGAAAATAATGGATAAATTGGAGCAACCGAAACAAGTATTGCAACAAACGGACAATGGGCGTACGAATGTCTCTAAATTGCAAATGGTGGTTCATGGTATGGGGGAATTGAATGTGGAGAAAAATGGTCCGGAATTTTTCACTATGGTTCATAATTATCGTGTGCAAATAGTGCCGATTAAAGCGTACTATAGAGATGAATCTTTGACGGAATATGAGAATTTTTTCAAAAACAATGGACATCGTGCATTTGTTCCGATGTCGGTGGCGTTTAATTTTATACAAGACCGGATGTAATATGGGAATGTTTTATTGTTTGAATAAAACATTATTTGAGAGATTATTTTTTACGACGACGTGTATTTCGTTTACTTTTGCGGTTCTTTTTGGTTCTTTTGTTGTGTTTTCGTTTGTTCTTTTTGCGTGTTTTTCCTCCTTTTATGTTTTCTACATTTTTGACAAACCGTCTTGAAGTAAATTCAATAAAAGTTACTTGTATGTCAACATTTTTTTCAATAATTTTGTCATTGCCTAATTGTTCCGACTGTTTATCTTTATTAGTATTAGCATCATTCTCCCCCACCTTTGCATTCTCATTCTCATTATCCCTCACCTCTGTATTCTTATTTTCATTCTCCACCACCTCTGCATTATCATTAACACTTGGATTGTTAGTTGTTTCTATTCTTTCAAAAACATTAGTTGTAACAGGAAGACCTGTTTTGGGGTCATAGTTGAAAAAGTGTAATGGACGGATTATGTAATTTGTACCAGAAATTTTTAATATAGGGTTGGGTACAGGGTGTGGGTTTCCCTCTTCTGTTGGCGAGGGCTCTCTTATTAATTCTATATATACTTCCTTTACTTCTTTTGTTTCAGGGTCAATATATTTACACATAGATGGATAGAAAAATGTAGGCATTTTAGGTACCGGTTGATTTCCTTCCAAATAGTAATATTTTTGTCTATACCCAAACCAAGAACTCACTTTTTGAAATCCAAACGCATAACAAAGTTTGTTGAAATATAAGGCGTTTGACATTCTTATACGTTCACCGTCTTCCATTTCTTTGTCATTTATCATTTCTATTTGTTTTTTTTCTGCTTGAGCTTGTTTCTCGTTTAATTCATTTTGTAGTTTTATTTTTGCAATAAGTTGTTGTTGCTCATTCAATTCTTTCAACGCTTTTTCTCGAGCTGCATAATCGTTTTGTTCATTTTGTTTTTTAATTTTTAGTTCATGTTCTTGACTTTGTTTCGCAAGTTTTAATTCATTTTTTTTTTGGATTATTTCTGTTTCTGCTTTAGTTGCAAGGTCTTGTATTTCTACACGTTCGTTTTGTTTTACTTTTTCTATTTCAACGTTCTTTTCTGATTCCTTTTTTTCGTACTCTTTCTTTAGAATATCGTTTTTATGTTTTATTTTATCTCTTCGTCTTTCTGCAGCTTTACTAAGATAATCCGTAAGATTCTCTACTGTTTTAACCGAGTTCTCCACCGCACCAAGCGTGCTCTTTATCGCTCCAGTACCTCTGTTTGCGGCGTTTGAGAGATTCTCTCCTGATTCTACGGTGTTTGCACCGATGCCAAACACCGCCAAACCCATTCTATTGACAGCTTTGAGATATGCTGACATATTATATTATATCATTTTATTTAATTTTTCCCACATTAAGTAAATTATTATATGCTTATTTTTTCTTTCTAGTAAAGCGAGCACTTTTGTTTTTCCCTCGTTTGACCACCATAATGTTATATAAATGTTCTGCTAAATCATCCATGATTACATTGTAATCTTTATCTATAGTATCGGTATCATACATGTCATAATCTAGATTGAAATCTTTATTGATAACTAATCCTAAAGGAACTACTAATTCAATTTGATTTCCACCATATTGAGACAAAGTACGCATATATATAATTATAATACTATATAATAATCACAGGCGAGCGAAGCGAGCCTATTGTCAATTACCCAACATAAGCGCACAGTGTATGGGGCTCGCTACTAACGCCCAACACCAACGACCCCAACATAAAAGCACAGTGTATGTGGCTCGCTACGCTCGCCAACACCAACGACCCCAACATAAAATCACTATATGTGGCTCGCTACGCTCGCCAACACCCAAAAGCACAACCCTAGGAGGGGGCATGGGGGAACCTAGGTTCCCCCAAAAAGTTGAATTTTTTTCAATAAAAAACCGTTCACAATATATACCAATACAATCAAACACAATGGCACCAAAGAAGAAAATCAAAACCGATACGTTTACAAAACAAAACGTATCATGGAACGAATATATGATACAACGCTATGTGTACGAACAACATGTGGTCAAAGTACCTAAAGTTATTTCCTATGACGAAACGACCAAAACTCTCGTGATGACTAAAATCCCTCAAATGTGTATTGCAGATATGTATGGCGATTCACCCGAAAATACACCCACACATTTGTTTGAAGAAGTACGCGCCATTTTAACCAATTTGAGAGACATTGGAATTAATTATCCAGACATTAGTCCATATAATTTCATTGAACACAATGACCAAGTATGGATTATTGATTTTGGACATGCTTCTATTGTTTCCAAACAATACAATCCATTTATGGTCAAATTTATAGAAGGCCATAACGGATGGAATCCAGAATACAAATAAATCATTTAACGATTTCATTTTTAATTTTTAATGATTAAAAATTAAGAAAATCAAGAAGGAAAAACAAAAGCATTTTTTCCCCACCTATTTATACATGCTTTTCAAACCCGCTTCATAATCTTTTATATGAGGATTTTCTCTATGGCGACGGCTGCGGCTGCGGCCTCCACCCATTTTCTTCGTCGTTCTAACACTAGACGACGCTTTAGAACGAGTGTTAGACGCACTCCCTTTTGCAGGAAAAATATACGACATACGTACACGAGACATCATTTCATACGAACCGTTTGTTAAACGACTAGACAAGTCATCTATAAACAAATGCATGCTTAAAAACTGCATAAATATTTCGCACGGACGAAACAACATCGGTTGATTTTCTTTTATAATCGGTTTGAAAAATTCGCTAAATCTGGTGGATTTGAAATCCGGATTAAAACCGAATTCCGTATTTTTATACAAACCGCCTAAATTATTCAACATTTTCTTGTAAATATTCTTGTTGTATCCACTTATATGACAAGGATTATAAATCACAGTGTGCCCGTCTTGCAATAGTCTCAATAATAATGAAATAAAGTATTTATTACGCATCTTTTTATGGGTAATCACATATACATTGTATGTGTCGTCCCGAGACACACTATAAATGTCATATTTAAATGACGGAGCTTCTAAATCATACACGACTTTCGTCGCCCATTTCTGATTGAGTTTAACAATATCATTTATAGTTTCGCTCTCGCCACTGTATTTTTTATTGCCGTATTGTTCTTTATGTGGCACTACATATATGGGTTGTTCATTATTGCCACTGTCTTCTTCGTCCACTAGACCATATTTATATAAATCTTCATTGCCATCGTCAATATAGGCTATAGTATCCATAAAAGTAAAATAGTCTTTCATGCCGGTCAATGTGGTATTTGCATCGGGATATAAAATGTATTCGTGCATTTCTTCGGATGCGGGTGTATATTCTTCCAAATCTAAGAAGGAATAATATTTCGGATTACGGTCACTGGAAGCACCGGCCCCTTCTGCGGTTTCTTCACTGGTCAAACATTCCGGATGGTCAATGAAAATAGTGGCGTCCATTTTCGCTTGGTTCCAATCGTATACTTGTTCCATCATACGTTCGTCATATGCGAGAGACAACCATAAATATTCCACTGGTAGTTGGATAATTTTCATATTGCACAAATATTTTTTGGCATTGAAAACCATGGACAATATACGGTCATCCGCTTTGCCTTCTTGATGCGGTTTGTCCGATTCTTTAATCCAAGCTTCAATTAGGTGTTTGGATTCTTCGGATTGAGAAAACCACATGGTTCCACCGGACGTTTCAAATACATAGGGGTCATACATAATGCTTTCGTCTAGTTTATGACTAGACCTAGGGTCCATCCACCATCCACGTGCCATAAAATCAACGTCTTGCATGTCAAAAATGTGAGGGTATTTGCGTACATTCATATCGCCATCAATGTACAATACGCTACGGCCTTCGCAGATTTCCAACATTTTTTTAATGAAAAGGGGTTTGGCGTTAATGGCCATTTGATATCCTCCAGGTTGGGTAAACTCGGGATATTCCACGGCAATAAAGTTGCAATTGCATTCGCGGCAGTTGTTTTCCCAGTTTTCAATCATTTTATCATACGTGATAGGTTGTTTGTATTGCAACTCTCGGATTAAAACGTCAAAAATATTCATCTTTTTATATGTTTTCCTAAATCCATGTTCGGTGGAAAATTGGATTTGTTTGTTTTTCATTACGGTTTTTATGGATTCTTGTATTTTTTTATTGGTGTCTTGCATTTTGCTCAATCGGAATAACATGGCTTTTTTCTCCAATTCTGTCATTTTGCCTTTTTTCTCGTTGAATTTTTTGAACAAGGCTTCGCGTTCTTTGTTTAGGACATATGATTCTTTAATTTGTTTTCGGTTGATTAAAATGCATTCACGGACGATGATTTTCAAAATCCGTTTTACATAATTGAAATCCTTGTATTCAAAATAAGATGGAGTGGATTCCATTTTAGACAGTTTTTTCATCGCTTTTTCGTCTTTATTGGCCTCGTTGTAAGTGAGGCCGCAATATTCATATATGCTGTTCATATAGTCGGTGGAATATTTGGAGACGATTTTGTCAAATGTTTCTCCGGTTTTGTCAATTTCGTAATTGGAAAACAATACTTTGGCCACCGCGTCTAGACTCGTGTTTGGTTTTTTAGTCATGGCGGTATTTAATGCGTTGTTGAAATAGTTCATGGCTTTTTTCAATAGCATTTCGTAAAAAGACATGCATGGACGTCCTAAATTCTGGTTGTTTTTGTTATTGCCCCACCAATAAGTGGCCACTACAAACCGACTATTTTCATTGATTATAGTGGGTTCTTTGGTGACACTGTTTACGATTTTTTCTAAATCCATACTATAAAATAATTGTATATAATAATAAATGATGGTGTGTTTTATAGTGTATTCATTTTGAGCTCGTCAATGAGTTTGACTTCGCGATGTTCTTTTAAATATTGTAGTACGTAATTGCGTTGTTCTTCATCGGGGATGAGTTCGTCAAAACAGGTTTGAATATAGCCGAAAGATAATGCGGATTGTTGTTTGCGTTTGTTTATATGGAATTGATGATTTCCGGATTTTACGGTACGGTGGTCAATATTGTTTTGTTTCATGGTGTCAATTATTTGTTTTTGTATGTTTTGTTTGGTTTCGCGTAAAAATTTTTGTTGGGCTTGTAAGGATTGAATTTCGTTGTCAATGGAAACGTAGGATTGGAACAATTGGGTTAAAGAAGCGACTTGTAATTGGTTGGACATGTTTATAGTTTTTATAAACATGTTTATAAATTATTTTCGTGGGTTTTGTCTTCTTCTTGGTTTTCTTGATTTTCTTGATTTTAATTTTCTTCGGTTTTTCCTTGATTTTCTTTTACCACCATATTGTTTCAATGTCGTAAGTTCTTTTACAATACCCTTTATCAAACCGTATAAGGCGTCATTTGTTGTTGTTCTTCCGTTATCAATGTATGTGTTTGGTTTATTTTTTGGTATATATTTGTCAATATTAAGAAATTTACGGTGGTCTTGAGTACAATTCTCGAAATCACGTATGCAATTCCACCAATCATATATGGCTAACCTGACACTAAATCCTGCAATTGCGCAAGCGTTCCATATGATTGCACTAGGTATATACGTTGCTATACACCCAACTTGGATGATAAGGTTTGGTGGATATCCCAAAACATTAAGAAACATATTAACTCCTTTGGAAATTTTTCCTCTTTCAACCGACTGACCTTCCACTCGACCATTTTCATAATGGGTATTTATATTCTTCCCTTTAAAAAGATTTGCAATACTTCTTAATACTCCTCGGTCGGCTCCACCATGTTGTCCACCAAATCTAAATGGTGCTTTATTATTCGTTATAATTTCTAGATATTTGCCAAACGCCTGTTTAAGTTTATTCAGTTTATCTTTATCTTTATCATTGCTATCAATTTTTATTTTTTTGATTGAGTCTAATTGTTGTGCATCAATATCTTTTAGAACTTCTTCATGGTTGATAACATCCTCTTTTATCATTTCAATAAAATCTGCTTGTAATGTCATTAAAAACGCTAAATTTTGTTTGTTTTGTTCTTCTATTGTTTCTCCATTATTTTTAAACATGTAAATATCTTTTGCTTTCTGTTTAATTTTTAAAAAACTATCTACATCGCCCTCTTCAATTTCAAAATTTTCTAATTCTTTTAAATAATTATTCATATCATCATCTATTACTGTGCCTTCTGTAGTACTACTAGCCTTTGTACCCATTCCTAAAAAAATATCTGGTTTCAAAATTATATTTAGAATCATGTTGTATTCTTTTTTTCTATCGTCATCGTTAGAAAAATCCATTCTATACTATCAATTGAGAAAACATTAACAATGTGTAATCATAAGGTTCGTTCCTCCGCTTCTCAGCAATAAAATCAAAATCCCAAACACCATTAATATTAAAAATATATGATAAAAGCAAATTATCCATACAAACAAATAGAATTCTTGGTATAAAATGTTTCCTAAAGGCGACAATACGCACGTTTTCATATTTCGTTTTGCTTCATCCGTTTGTAAATAATCCAAACAATTTTGCCATAAGTTTTTCATATTACTATAAAATATGAAAAATGAATTCATGATTCAACGACAACGCACCACTATACATATATTTACAACCACTATATATAGTATCAAACCCAAATGAAATTCCCACTAGAACATATTTTAGTATTTATTACATTATTTTCATTTGTCGTATTATTTAGCGGAGTTTATCGGTATTGGAATCCAAACGTGAAAACTTTGTCTCAAGCCCTTGGAAATTATAACAAAAAAATATATTTCTTTATTCTCATCCTATTCGTCGCACTTTTTTGTTTGTACACTTACGAAATCATGAAAAACGACATTGTCTCAATACAATTATTTTCGTTCATCGCCATTCCATTGTTTTTATTGACTTGGATTTCCGAAGATAATTCCTATAGTTTTAGAAACAAGTGCCACATTACATTGGCCTTCGTCGCTTTCGGCTCCACCATATTATATATTTTGTATCATGGTATCCGAACCAAAGACCCTTGCCTCCTGTTTTTATTTGCATTGTGTGTACTCATATTGTTACGATTATTGTACTTGTTTTTAGAAACGTATAAGCCAAACAATCAAACCCCGCATATGTTATTTGAAGAAGCCACAGTAATCATTTTGTTTTTATTGGTATTATTGCGACGTGAAAAATTACTATAATGAGACATTTGTGCCTAAATCTGCCTAAATCATATATCCAAACTCAAAATGGATAATTCAACAAAACGAACTTTATTATTTTTAATCGGATGTATTGGGTCTAGAACATTGTTGGCGTATTTAGCAAAAACGGTATCGTTGTCTTGGTTAAACATTATGGGTTATTTGGCATTGATACCGGCAATGGGATTTTTAGTCATTTATGTATTTGGGTTGCGTAAAACGGGTCCGGAAGTGTTTGGCGAGCAAATTTGGTGGAATCATTTGAGGCCGGTCCATAGTTTGTTGTATTTTGTTTTTGCGTATCATGCCATACACCGAAAATCGTATGCGTGGGTGTTTTTGGCGGCGGATGTAGTAATCGGATTATTGGCCTGGTTATGTAAGCGCTACTGCGTTTGAATCAATGTTTGTGTTATCTCTCAATAATACAAAAATGGAGCATATTGTAGAACCCACTCCGGATTTTGATTTCAGTCAATTGACATGTATTTCTCCGACTTCTATTGCAGGGGGTAATTATTTTATACGATTATTGCAAAATCCAGGTCAAAAGCCGCTATACATCCAACCGCCTAAATGTTCAACGAAGCAAGGGATTGTAAAGTCGGGTAAAAAGTTGTATACGGATTTATTGTTTAAGCATGAAGACGAAGCATTTACTGAGTTTTTGGAATCTTTAGAGACGTTTTGTCGTTCTCAGATTTTTCAAAACAAAGACAAATGGTTTGATTCGGACCTTACTGAAAATACGATTGAAGATTCATTTAGTCCGACTGCGAAGATTTATAAATCGGGGAAATTGCACAGTGTTCGTGTAAATATTCCAATCCGTTTAGGCAAATGTAGTCTGAAGATTTACGACGAAGAAGAGCAAGACGTAGCGATTGAGACGATTGATAGCAATAGTCAAGTTATGACTATATTGGAGGTGCAAGGTATCAGGTGTTCGGCGCGTAATTTTCAAATAGATATGGAAGTGAAACAAATGATGTTGCTAAAGCCGGTGGATTTATTTGAAAAATGTATTTTCGCGAAACCAACTTCTTTAGCAAAACCGGAGTCTTCATCTATAGTCGTAAAGGAAGACGCACCTGAAGCGATTGTAGAGACCGTAGTGGAGGTAGAAAAAGAAATAATTGAGGAAAGAGAAGAGGAAGATGTAAATGGTGTTGAGAAAATGGAGGAAGAGGCGATAGATTTAGACGTATTAAACGAGAGTGATGTGTTGGGAAATCCAGATGAAGAAAAAATAGAAGAGGTGGAAGAAAAACCTTTAGCACATTCTGTATTAGGATTGGACGAAGTGGATTTAGACATGCCGGCGGAGGAAGAGGAATCAATGAAGTTGAAAAAGCGAGACGATGTGTATTATAGGATGTATAAAGAGGCGAAGAGGAAGGCGCGTATTGCGCGTGATTTTGCGATAGCATCTTATTTAGAGGCAAAACAAATCAAGCATAATTTTTTGGAGAAATCGGATATTTCGGATGACGATGAGAAAATGGAAGAAGAATTGGAGACAATGGAAAATGATATGGATTAATTTAGACAAGTATTTTGATTTTTAGGAAAAAGGGTATGAATTAATATCAATAAAAAATTTTATCAGGCGTTTATATACAATGTCAGGTTTCGTAACTGGATTACAAAAGTTCTTTACAAAAGATCGTGTGATGATATTGGTTATTTTTATATTGTTAGCCGTCTTTTTAATGTATTATTCCACTGGAAAATCTTCTGTTGTGGACGCAATGGAAACAGGAGCAAGAGTTGAGGCAGAGAGAAAGAGGGCAACTTTGCCTAAAATAGAGGCGACAGAGCCAATGACTGGTTCTTGTTCAGCAGGATATTCGGCTCAAGAAGTTGCAAACCCAAGTGAATTGTTACCCAGTGATGCCAACAGTCAATGGGCCTCTCTTAATCCTACCAGTCAGAACAATCCTCAAATGCCAGACTTATTGCAAGCCGGATACCATATTGGTCTAGATACAATTGGTCAAACTATGAAGAATGCAAACCAACAATTGCGTTCTGACCCCGTTATTCAGAAGGCAGAGATTGGTCCATGGAACCAAAGTACAATAGAGCCAGATATGGCCCGTGTTCCATTGGAAGTTGGTTCGTCTTGCTAGGGGAACCAAGGTTCCCCCATGCCCCCTCCTTTAGGAGGTTAGCGGTTGGGTTGGTGAGTGAGGGTAGAAGTGCAGAGGTGGGCGAGCGAAGCGAGCCCAATGTTGTAGTTTAGTAGGTGAGTGCTCAATGTTGTAGTTTAGTAGGTGAGTGCTCAATGTAATGGTTTAGTTATGTTTGTAAGTAATAATACTATAAAAAATAATATTATTATGTATAGTCATGAAGGAAACGTTAGTTTATGTAATTATCCTTTTTGTGGTTGGTGTTTGTGTGTACATGTATTTCAAAAATAGTGATATGTTGCAATTGAAGTGTATTGTGTCTGGCGTGGATGGCAATAAGTATTGTGTTCGTGACCGGTCTAAATTGCAAGAAGCGGCGGATTTATTGGCAACTGTGACACAAAAGTGTAAAGATTTAGTAAGTTATATGGAAAAAAATCATCCAGAAGACGGCCGTACAAAACGTTTGGTGTCTGGTTTTAATCCGAAGAAGGTAATGGAGACTTTACCGACCAGTTCGTATACGGCCTATAGTGAAAATAAGGGAGAAAAGATTGCGTTTTGTTTGAGTCCTAAAAAGAAGAATGGAGAGGAATCATTGATTGATGAGCATACCTTGACGTTTGTTGCGATTCATGAGTTGTCTCATGTGGCGACCGTTTCTGTAGGTCATGGAACGGATTTTTGGGAGAACTTTAAGTTTTTATTGGAAAATGCAAAAGAAGCTGGAATTCATGAACCAAAAGATTATGGCAAAGAACCCGGGAAGTATTGTTCTATGAAAATACAAGACAATCCTTATTTTGACCTCTAATTGGGGGAACCTAGGTTCCCCCATACCCCCTCCTTTTTTGGCGAGCGACGTGTGTGTTATTTGGTTTGTTTGCGGCGAGCGACGTGTGTGTTATTTGGTTTGTTTGCGGCGAGCGAAGTGTGTGTTGTTTGTTTGCGGCGAGCGAAGCGAGCACTACATAGTATGTTTTGTGTGCTGGTTTGGGTTGCATGTTGATGACGAGCGAAGCGAGCTTTATATAGTATGTTTGGGTTGTATGTTTGGGTTGTATACTTTTTTGTGCATATAGTTGATTTAGTAATTTGTGGTTACAGTGGGGCTCGCTTCGCTCGCCCATTATTATCACATTATAGGGTATACAATGTTATTTTCAAATAAGAAGGGTAAACAATCGTTAAATTATCAACCCATACAAAGCGACGTAAAAAGAAGTACAACTGAAAATATCAATAAAAATACAAATCAAATCGTGCAAACGGTCATTCCTAAACCGCAAATCGCGTTTGATTTAAAACAAACAAATATTGGAGTTAGTGAGTCAATCAATACACCTCCTAAACCACCCCCTAATAATATTTCTATAGTACATAAATCGGTTGCAGCATCAAACATTGACACTAAAAAGAAAATAAAAACACATAAACCAATCCGAATTGAGAAACATAATGATTTAACCCAATCGTCCCCTCATATAATGCATTTTGATGAAAAAAAATTACAACATTTGATTAATGCAATCGTGAATGACAATATGTCAAGACAACAAGACAAACAACCAAGCATGCCTAAAATTACACCTGACCAGATTAAATCTATGGTAGAAAAACTCATTTTAGACAATAAAACTAAACCAGAAGAAATGAAACCTATAGTTGAAAAAATGATATTAGACAATAAAACCAACCCCGATGAAATCAAATCTATAGTTGAAAAAATGGTACTAGACAATAAAACCAAACCAGATGAAATACAATCTATAGTTGAAAAAATGGTACTAGACAATAAAACCAAACCAGATGAAATTAAATCCATTGTTGAAAAACTAATTGCTTCAAATACAACAAAACCGGAACAAATTAAAACGATTGTTGAGAGATATGTTTTAGACAATAAAACCAAACCAGAAGAAATCAAATCTATAGTTGAAAACAGTCTCAAAGACCATAAACAAGAAATGGAAGAACATATGAATTTAATCATTGATGAAAAAGTGGAATCTAAAGTGGACTCCAAAATGAATAAAACAATAATTGGTCCTATAGTGGAATCTTATTTGACAAATTTAATCAAAGAAGAATCATTAGTATTGTTAGATAATGACGAAGAGGACGACGACGACATTCCAAAAACAACGTTTGAAGAAATGATTGAGCCGGCAGTGGCGCGTATTATTCAGCGTGTAATGAAATACGATTTCTCGCAACAAAAAGATACTTATTTGCCTAAATCTGAGGGTTTGAATATTGACATTAACTATAATGAAGTATATGATTATGAAACGAGAGAAAAGAAACAATTTGAAGAAACCATTAAACCGTCACATCCAGGCATGTATAATCCTATGTACAATACCCCAGACAGTCCTCCTAAATCCAGCGACTCGTCTCAAGTATTGGAATTGGCTACGGTGTATAAAGCGGAAGATAAAATACTATATGAAAACGAATTGCGTTCGGATACAAGAGCGAGTCGTAAATGGGTACGTTTCGGCAATGGAGTTGAAAAGGGTAATGTACTAGACATGATATTGGATAAGAAGTCTCAAAAGATTTATATTGTCGGTCATTTTAAGCATGTGAATCGTATTCCGATGAATAATGTGGCGTTATACGATATTAGAAAGAAAATGTGGGAAAATGTGGGAGACGGTATTCCAACGTTGGCGACCTGTGTGGCGATTGATTCGGTGTCTCAAATATTGTATATAGGAGGTGTATTTACAAAAGTGGGTAAAGGAGACAAACAAATAAGTGCACAAAACATAGCCTCGTATCATATATTGGAAAATAGATGGGAGTCATTGGGTGACGGTTTGAATCGGGATTGCAATGCATTGGTGTATGATGAGAAAGAGTGTAAGTTATATGCGGGTGGTACATTTACCCATAGTGGTTCAAAACCGGTTCATTATATTGGGGTCTATGATTGCAAGACGAAAATGTGGTCTCCATTAGAAGGAGGTGAGGTCAATGGTCCATGTCGTTGTTTATTGAAAACGAATGACAATGATTTGTATATGGGAGGTTTATTTACTCATGCGGGTAAAGAGGATATTCATGTGTCTTATGTGGCGCGATATGATGTCCATAACCATATGTGGTCGGATTTGAACGGGGGTTTACAAGGGTATTGTAATACATTGGCGTATGATGAGAAAGATGATGCCGTTTACGTAGGGGGTACATTTAATAGTGTTGGTCCTCAAGATATGTCTCAAGATGCGCATCATGTGGCGAAGTATATAGTGAAAGAAAGTAAATGGGGGTTGATGAATGGGGGTGTAAACAATGTGGTATTTTCATTGTGTTATGACCCATTCAATAGATGTTTGTATGTGGGAGGTAATTTTACGCATAATTTTGATTCGGATATAGTATTGAACCATATTGCGAAATATACTCCTGAGAGTGATAGTTGGAGTTCATTGGACAATCATTTTCCGAATTGTAAGATACCAGCGGACGATATAGGGAATGACAATGTGGGATTAAATGGGGTATGTAAGGTGATGAATATGGATGAGAAATCATTATTTGTGGCGGGTAATTTTCAAATAGCGGGCAGTATTACGGCGAATTCTATAGTGAGATATATCTTAGGTGGGGGTGGGGGTGGGGGAACCAAGGTTCCCCCATAACCCCCTCCTTTTGGTTGGTGGCGAGCGAAGCGAGCCCATATAGTGTTGTTGTGGCGGGCGAGCGAAGCGAGCCCATATAGTATGCATCATTCTATAACAACTCAAAAATAAAACAAATAAAATCAATACAAAAAATGGTCATTGAGACATATCATAGAAAGTGTTTCAATATAGTGTCTCATTATGGATAAACCCAAACTATAAAATACAATACATTAAGATACATAATTTATTGTAAGAATGCACACTATATGGGCTCGCTTCAACCACCACCCAAAGACACATCATAATGGGCTCGCTTCGCTCGCCCAAATACACGCAAATTAAAAGGAGGGGGGTATGGGGGAAACTTGGTTCCCCCATAGAAAATATGATGTATGAATATAGAAATGAATGACCCATTTACTATTAATATATTGGGAAAACAAGGCGTGTCTCAAACCATTACTTTTCATAATTCTAAATCCGCAGACATAAAAACTTCCCTTTATTATGACGATACTATAAAAATAATAAAATATAAAATCCTAGATGGCTTCTATAAAAAGAATTTAGAACATATAACATATGAGAGCCTTTATTTATTTGCCATTATTGAACGCAATTTTGATATCTTACAATGGTACAAACAAATTACTAAAAACGATACCGTTCCTTTAAAAGCCCATACATTATGCCAATTATTGACGAATCTAGCCGAAATCAATAATGACGACGACCAATTAAATTATGTATTGGAATCTTCTCTCATGAAGTCAAAATTAGAGTCTGAAGGATTCTTCACATATGAAAACATCTTGTCATTCCCCTGGTTTCAAAACACCAAAATTATTAAACATAAAATCCCTTTAGGCAATCGCATTCAAATGAAATTAAATGAGAAAGTCAAGAGAATTGTCCCTATTGATGAACTCTTTTCGGGCAATCCATTTGACATATTAGACCACAATACCATACAACATGAAAGAAAATACAAAGAAGTAGTCTCAATGGACGAAGAATTCTTATTCCATTATAGCCACAATATTGAAAACAATACCATTTATGCAGTCCATGCGTCCGAATTATACGAAGAAGAAAACAACTATATTGGACAATTCTATTTTCCCCTTTTAAAAGCACAAAACATTACTACTATTTCTCAATTAGAATCCAATGAATCATCTCTTATAGAAAAAACAAAAACGAGAATACAAGAACACAGCGAAGAATTCCATAAAACCGATATTTATTACGACGTCTTCGAGACTTCTCTCAATACACCCATTTCGTATATCCAAAAAGGAATTGAATCTTTTGCATTTACATTAGAAAGCAACAACTATTTTGCGAAACTAAACATCCCTCTAGAATCCATTTTCCAAAATATTCATGTATCTCAACAAATACCCTATATTCAATACTATAGTGGACGAAAACAAGACCCTATTTTGAGACTATATTACGAACATATTTCATCTAGTGGCAAGAAAATACCTCATCTCTCATCAACTATATTGCAAAAAATAATGAATAAACGAAATGGTGTACATCCGCATATTTCACTATACATTCATAATGGTTTAGGCGATTTATACGAGGATTATGTGGAACTCATATTGGAGAAAAACGGCAACATTTATTTCAGCGGCAAATTGACAAAACCAATGGACATTGAAGAATTTGAACCGTGGTTTATTTCCATATGTTCAGACGCTTTCAATATGATTAATGAATATTTACGACAATCCGGATATGAAATCAAAGGGTTTGAGAGTCTATGGGACCCTTATTTAAGAATCAACCATATTGATTATGTATGCATTTTTACATTGTACAAGAAACTGCAATTGGAAAACCATTTAGGATGTTTGTCGTCTTTATTGTACATTGAACCGGATGAAAAAAGGAAGCGTGAGAAAGGGGAACATTATAGGTACAAACGGGTTGAATATTTTAAAGTGATGGACGACGAAGAAACCTATATTTCTCAATTGCTGAAAAATAGAAACTTCAAACAAGATGCCTCTATGGTACAAAAAATGTTGAAACTCAAATTCCCACAATACAGTGATTTAGAAGTACGCAAAATGATGCAAACCTATGCTGCAAAATACAAAACAATACATGGACGGTTTATGAATCGTAAAGTGGAAACGCTAGCCCATGCAGGGTTTCCTATAGTATTTCAACAAGCGGATTTCGGCAGTTCATGTACGGTAAGGGTGTCTCAAATTGATAAAATACCATACGTAAATATGATACCAATCTTTTTAGATTCGTTATTGAAATTGACCCAATATGAAGTCCCTTCTCAATATTTGTCTTTATGGAATAAAGGGTTTGACTATAATAAACAAGAACGAGACATTGAAGCAAATGAAAACGAAAATGCGGAAATGGAAGCCAAAGAAGAAACGCCTAAATCATTGTCTCCATATGAAGAAAAACCATACAATATTGATGAAGACGACGAAGATTATGACGATTATATGGACTTATTGGCCGAGGATGACGACGAAGATGACAATGATAGTAATGATTCTATAAAAGAAGATGAAAACAATGAAGAAGAACCAATAGAAAAAAATGACATTGAGACAAAAGAAGATGAAGACGAAGAAGCCGATTTCTCATTTTCAGGAGGCATTAAAGTGAAAGAAAACAATCCATCCCATTATTTCCTAAATCGTATGAATCAACGTGCACCGAGACTTTTTGCTTCTATGGAAGGATACGAAAACATTTGTCCTCTCAATCATAAACGTCAACCTGTCATATTGACCAAAAAAGAAAAAGAAGATTTAGACAAAAAATACGGAGACAATAAACCTTATGAACATGAATTGGAACATGGCAAAGACGACAATGGAGACCCGTATTATTACATTTGTCCACGTTTTTGGTGTACGAAACCCGGCGAAGAAGGCGCTCTCACGGAAGAAGAAGCCAAACAAGGCAAATGCGGCAAAATCATTAAAAATCTGAAAAAACCGAAAGACGGGGAATTCGTATATGACCGTACCAGCGATTTACACCGCGCCTATGTTCCTGGTTTTGTGAAAGACAATTGTTATCCATGTTGTTTCAAAGATTGGAATAAAGCGGAACAACAACGCAATCGTGGCAAATGTAATCCGGATGCGTATGACAAGAATGAGAAAAAGGAGCAAAAAGACAATTTGAATTTTGTATTGGATTTTTATCAAAAAGATGGATTGCCGACGGGTCGTGTGGGTATGATTCCTATACCAATCCAACAATTTTTGAATATCAGTACGTCTAAATGTATTGAAAACAATAAAATGAATAATGAATGTCCAGTCATGTTGCGGTATGGTGTGCAACCTACTCTGAAAAACAATCAATCCTTTTTGTCTTGTATATGTGAATTGTATTCTTATGTGCACGAGAAAGTCCCTCCTGTCTCATTAACCGATTTTAGAAGTGTATTATGTGAAGCAATAGATTTAGATTTGTTTCTAAAGTCGCAAAATGGTGCATTGGTAGCTCAATTCCAATCCAAAAAGATAAAGTTTGAAGGGGTTTCTATAGAGGCGCATAAGGAAAGCAAACTATACAAAAAGATTGATAGAAACAATACAAGCCAAATGGATTTTTTAAGATATAGTATTGTCTCATATGACAATTTTTTGGACTATTTGAGAGATGAAGAAGTGAACATTGACCATATGTTTTTGATGGATATAGTAGGTAACCCAAATGTGAAATTATTTCCAAAGGGTCTCAATATAGTAATTTTAGAGGAGGTCAATCATGACATTACCAATAAAGTTCGTTTGGTATGTCCAACCAACCAATATACGGATTCTCTATATGATAAAAAGAAAGACACGTGTTTAATGGCGAAAAACGAAAACAATTACGATTTGATTGCGGAATGTACGAGACACAAAGATGTGAAACGCAATAAAGTATCCATGGAAGTGAAAAAACTGTTCTCTCAAAGTGATGAAAAATCAAAGAAGTTACATCCTATTTTTGACAATATACAATTTATTATGGAGAAGAAGTGTAAACCGTATCGTACTACGTCTAATTTGTATCGTTTCAAGACGAATTTGCATGTGAATGAAATCTATGATTTATTGAGACAGCATAAATTGCATGTGAACCATAAAGTCTATAATTATCAAGGTAAAATAGTGGCACTTATGGTGAGACACAATAAAAAGCATATGTATTTTCCAACATTCCCATCTACAACGGATAAACTAGACGAAGTGGACGTAAAGTATTTTGACCAAGTGAAATTCAATGATTATCACAATACATTGTCTTTCTTAAAATACATGTTTGAGACATTTGAGGGTAAGATTCCATGTAAACCGATTTATCGTATAGAAGAAGATGGACTTATAGTAGGTATATTGACAGATACCAATCAATTTATTCAAATAGAACCTCCAATACAAAATGTAAAAGGAGACCCATTGCCAGTGATGAAATCGTCTAATTATATATTGGCGGACCGTCATTTGACGCATCCGAAAGAAACGGACGAATCGTCTCAAAACGAGAAAATCCAATACATTCGTTTAGAAAATGAGTTTTACAATGCGTTTCGTACTACATTCCGCATTTTGATGGCGTTGTTTAAGAATCGTAAAGCGGTGAGTAAAATACGTAATATGTGTTTGTATGGGGATACTCCGTTATATAAACGAAAACATGCGAAAGTGGTTGCCTTTTTGACCGAATTGGGAGAAGGTCATGTCTCATTTGATAATTATAGTAAAGAAGCATTGATGAGTTTGAATCGTGTGTATAGTTGTCAGGACAATGCGTCTAATAAGCAATATTGTATTATTCAAGAAGAAACCGGGAATGTGGTGCGCAATACATTAATATTGCCTTCTCGTCATTTATTGACAAATGAGAGTAATGAGGAGATATATTTTGGTCGTTTGGCAGATGAATTGATTAGACATCGTCGTGTTCAAAGTTTTATGTTTTATCCCGACCAATATTTAAATACGGGTTCTAATGAATATATAATCCAAGACAACGAATTTATTACGCTAAAGTCATTGATAACTCCGGAATATTTGAAAATGGAGAAACATAAATATGGTAAACATGGAGAACATATTCCTTTTGAGCATGCCACACCATCGGGTACTGTTTTGCCTTTAGAACCAATTGATTTAATTGAAGTAATGGAACAAAAAAATCAATAATGAGAGATAATATAACTATAGTGAAATTATTATAGTTATAACTGGTTTTTTGATTGTATATGGTATTATATTCCGCCGACTAGTTTGGAAATATTGCTAGAAACTTTCATTTGAGAGGCAGCGGCTTGTAAAGTGAGTTTCATATGGGATACATTGCCTTCTAATGTGGTAATGGGTTGTCTACACATGGGGCAACAACAATTATTCAGTTCTTCTTCTCTGGAATTGTATTTGCAACATATAGTCATAAAGATGCAACTGGCGCAAAATTTATGTCCGCAATTGAGTTGTACGACTTCATTTACAAAGATGTCGTTATAGCAAATAAAGCAGTCCATATTTTGAACTTGTTTGGTATTTTCTTTGAATGTAATGCGTGGTGGGTCTGGTGGAAGGCTCTCAAAGAGTACTAGATTGGTTTCGCATTCTTGTAATCGGTCTTCAAGTCGTACTCCCTCGGTTGCGATTCTATTGCGTCTTTCTCGTATTTCATTCAATCGTCTTCTA